AGGAGTTCTGGGACGCTGTGAAGAAGGCTCAAGCCTGCATCAACGAGGGCTGGAGCCGCGAAGACCTGTTCACCACCGGCATCCTGGATCGCATCGAGCGCCACGCCTTCAAGGTGTTCGAGGCCCTCACCGAAGCCGCCTACTTCGACGAGCAAAATTATTAACTTCTAAATTCTCTTCTGAGAAATATTCAATTACACTCAGATTTGCAGAGGTCGTCAATGTGATAAAATTTCACATACTTCACAAGGACGACCTATGCGTAGAAGAAAACTAGCTCCTATTTGGGAAGTTGCTCCCATGCAGGATAGCGACAAGATCGTAATCCGATGTGGAACACGAGAGGAGCTCACCCTCACTGGGGTAAGATTCAAATCACGCGAGGATAAATTACACCGAGCGCTGGAGTTGTGCGATCTATTGAATGGTGTTGCTGGTGAGAGCAGAAATGATCATGCAACAATCACTTCACCGGATGACAAGATCGTGAGGGAAACCATCCCGATCATGAACATAATCCAGAAGCTAGGCGTGATAATTAATGAGACACTGGGTGATCCCACTGCTGCAACGGTTTTGACGAGCACTGATGTCGTTGGGACTATCGTGCATGGACATGAAAGTGATTTCTTCAAAAAGATCGGCGATTATTTCAATGTTGAAATCAGCACGATGGAGCAACCACTTATTCTGACTATGAATCTTGATCAGCTTGTCGCGTATTTAAATGGGAAGAGACATGAGCACGGCTAATAACCAGTCACTGGGGCATCCCTGCCCCAACGCTGCGCATATGGGTGAGTATGCGTGCAAGGATCGCAGTCAGTGCTGGGAACCCTGCGACGAGCTGGGGCATAGCGAGGAACATGCCCAAATCACTGTGGTCGGGCCCAGCGGGTCTGATTGGGAGCTGGTCGGCTACTTCCTGGAGGAAGGCGGACGCTGGACCAAGATGGACAACATCTACGCCGACGATCCCGACGCGGTGGCGCTGTACCGCAAGCGCAGCGTCTAAAACCATTTCACCCCAATCTGCTGTCTCTGGCATTCTCCTGATGTGAGTTTTTAGCTCATTCAATGTGAGCTACAATGAACATCTGCACAACAAGTAGTAATTGTGCAACCCCCGCAACATTGAGGAGATTTGAACATGACGGCAGTAAATAAGAGCAGCAGTATCTTAGGGGGTGAAATGCAGCAGCAAGACGAAAAACTAAAACAACTTCGCGACGCCATCGATCCAATTTGCACAGAGATCGAAAATGACGCAGAGAGCGACACCGCAGTCATTATGATTGGCGGAAGGACAATCCAAGATGCTGGGACAATCGAGACCATCGTAGATATCGTTGGCGATTACACCATCATCCAAGAAGCCCTCTTCACAGAAATCATGGCACAGATCGAAGCAGGAAATGCAGATCTCTTCCAAGCATTCCGTGAGGTTGTCCACGCAGTAGAAGAAGAGCTTAACCTAGAGCCGAATGAAGAACTTGAAGGTCCCCGGATCTACCACTAAACTAACAACAAATCCCAATCGGATCGAGCTCGATGAAGCCTACATGCAAATGGCTGAAATTTGGGCTCGCCGCTCAAAAGCAAATCGCTCACAAGTTGGCTGTCTCATCATCAAAGATAGCCAAATAATCTCCGATGGTTATAACGGCATGCCATCTGGTTCTGATGACGATGTATGTGAGTACCTAGTACCACAGTCTGCAGGATGGGATGCCCGCGATGAAGACATCAAGTACGAGCTCCGCACAAAGCCCGAGGTCCTCCACGCTGAGTCCAACGCGCTCATGAAAATAAGTGAGCATGGTGGACTAGGGGCACATGGTGCAACTCTCTACACAACGCTATCTCCATGCTTTGACTGCGCAAAGCTGATAAAGCAGGCGAAAATTAAGCGAGTTGTATTTCGCAAGTGTTATAGAGACATGTCGGGGGTCGATCTTCTTCGCAAGCTCGGAGTTCAGGTCGATCAACTTTGATACGCATCATTAGTTTACTTCGCTTTGGTTGTCGTTTACAATCACTTATACAAATTTGAAAGGAAACGAGATGAATGCTGAAGTGATCAAGATGCCCACTCCTCCTCTCATGAGTGAAGTCGTCGTCGAAACGAAAAAGGGCGTAGTGATCGGCGCCAAGTTCGCTGGAAAACACCACTTCATCGACAGTCAAAACGGCATTTATTGGGAAGTCATGCCCTCGATCATTGGCGACGATGAGCTGCTTCAACGCAGCCTCATTAAGTGGGCAAAGAAGAAAAAAGAAAATGAACAGCGAAAGGCTACTCAAGACTGAGTTAAACGATCGCACTCTCTGGTTTGATGGGACCAGTCAGGTTGTTCCTGACGCGGTCCCACAGTTCATTCTGGCTGGAGTGCCTGTTGAAAAAATAGTTGTCACTGAGCTGAACGACGACATCAATCAGTACAACTCCCTAGCTGATATCCCAATCAGCTGTATTAAGATTGAGAATTCCCAATTTGATTACAGCTGGAACATTCCCGTCAAATACCAACAGATTGATTTGCCCTCATATGTCTATGAAAGACTAGTCGAACGTGGATTAGCGGGTGATGACCGCTATCTCCAGCGTGTCATGGATGAGATGCTCAAGGTTAATGAGTATGGTCTTGAACCGCTTTTCAAGACGCTTATCTATGTTATTGAAACGTTGAGGGCGGAAAAGAAGGTTTGGGGTGTTGGTCGTGGATCATCCTGCGCCTCCTTGATTCTCCATCTGATTGGCGTCCATGAAGTTGACCCTGTCAGATTTGGTATTTCAATGAGCGAATTTTTCCACGAATAATGCTCATGAATCAGTAAGTGGCCGGATGGACAATAAATAGGCTTGTTAAAGACACAGCCAATATTTATCCCAAACCGGAGAACTTACTAAATGAGAAAAGCCCGTAGCGCTCGCGGCGAACTCGTAGACTTCGACCTTCTCGCAATCAAAAAACAACTAGCAACCGCACCTGTTGCAGTTGGTGTTGATGATCGCCGCCGATTCATCGACGAGAAGGACGGAGTTCGCACCACAAAAAACATTTCTTCTACTGCATCTGCTCTTGAGCTTGGCCAAGCAGCAATGGAGGCATCTGCTGAAGCAGTCGCGCCTAAAAAGAAGAAGTAATCTAGCATAAAAATAATAAGGAATAAGAATGAGTTTGCGTCCTCTTGGGAATCATTTCCTGTTTGAATTCTTGAGTGACACTGCCGGTGGCAAGTTCATCGAAAAAACCAAGTCTGGCATTATCCTCACCAATCAAGACTACGAACTACAAGCCAAATATGCTCGTTGGGGCCGCGTCATTGCTATTGGCGATGACGTTGAGGACTTCAATGAGGGCGATCTAGTTCTGATCGAGTATGGCATGTGGACTACTTCCACGACCTTCGAGGATAGGAAATACTGGAAGTCTGACCAAAATAAGGTTATCGCCATCAGCAACGATGAAAGCGTAGCCTATACGTTCTAAGGTAGGGAAAGCTGTGAATCAACTCACAGCTTTCCAAACTATTCGCCTGAAGTGGCGAAGGCAGGACTCGCTGCTCTACTAAAAGGTTTGAAATGTTTACGTTTTTAGTTTTTCTGTCCGCGTTCCTTCTTGAAGGAATTGGAACCTACGTGTCAACTGTGGGTTTAGGAACTCTTTTCGCCTACAGCTGGGTTGTTATGCTCATGGCTGTGGCTTTAGATATCGCGAAGATCACGACGGTCACATTCCTATATCGGCACTGGTCCAAAGTAGGATGGACAATGAGGTCATACATGTTGGCGGCAACGTTGACGCTCATGGTGATCACGTCCACAGGTGTTTTTGGCTACCTCTCAGGTGAATTCCAAAAAGCAATAGCTGGTAATTCTCAACAAACTGTTGTCATTAAATCTCTTGAAGAAGAACAAGGCCGCCTTCAGAAACGGAAGGAAGAGATTGACAAGCAGATTGCTCAACTACCGCAAAATAACGTGAGCGGTCGCCGCGCGTTAATGAAGCAGTTTGATCCTGAGGTAAAGCGGCTAAATGATCGCCTTGCAGAAATTGACAAGAAGCTTCCAGAGTTGAAGGTTGCAAATGTCGAGAAGGAGCTGCATGTAGGTCCAATCATGTATGTTGCCGAGGCATTCAACACCACGCCTCAGGAAGCTGTCAAGTGGGTGAATTTGATTATCATTGGCGTCTTTGATCCTTTAGCTATTGCGCTGCTAGTTGCTGGAAACTTTCTCCTCAAGCAACGACGTGAGGAAGAGGAGCGACTTGACAGTGAGTATGCTGATTTTGATTTAGATTACGGGCCACCTAATCCTACAATCACTGAGCTGATGAACAAGGAAGACAATCGGAAATTTGAGGCGCCAATTTTAAATGGCGGGCTTCCGTTCAATGATGACGACATCATGAACAATCCAGTATCGTGGATGGTCAACCATGATTTGGCGATGAAGATGGCGCCGCCCGTATTTGAGGAACCAAGCGCCATCATCCCAAAAATGGAGTCTCCTGAAGTTGAGGAACCCATTAAAAAGAAGCGCAAGTACGTGCGCAAGGCAAAACCTGCTGAACCAGTTGAACCCGCTCGTGAGAAAGTGGTAATCAAAGCTCCTCCTAAAAAGCCACGTGCGGTGACGGTTCAACAAGCAGGTGATAAGGAAGTTATCAAGCTTGAACCAATCCCTACAAATTTGGAAAATGTTGATGGTCGTAGGGGTGATGTAATTGCTGATTCAACAACTCAATCCAGAATTCAGTATCAGGATTGAATACGGTTTTTGTACATGCTCTCATGAAGTACAATGAAGCATGTACAAAATTCTAATCACGACAATCTACGTAGCATCCACTGGTACTTCGGTGTCAACAGCCGTCGTCGAGTTCAACACGCTTGAGCTTGCTAGGAACGCAATTAGGAACATCGAAATTAGTACCAAGCGCTCTCCTTATACTAGTCTAAATCAAACCGCAATTCTCCTGTGAAACATACTGTTTGGGTCGAGCGCTACCGACCGAAAACCATCGATGACGTAATCTTCCAAGATACACGTCAAGAGCAGTTCTTCAAGAGCATTGTTGAATCTGGTGATATGCCTCACCTCCTGCTGCAGGGCGTGCAGGGTACTGGCAAAACAACTGTCTCGAAAGCAATCGTCAAGGATTTGAAAATTGATCCACAGGATGTGTTGCTTATCAAGTGCTCGAATGAAAAGATCGAAGCACTGAGAAACAAGGTCGAGGGTTTTGTCAACACCTATCCAGTTGGCAAATTCAAGGTCGTGAGGTTGGAAGAGTTCGATTTCATGTCGCTCGATGGCATGGGATTGCTGCGGAGCTTGATTGAAGATGGCACACTGACTTGCCGCTTCATTGCAACCTGCAACTATGTCAATAAGATCCTTCCTCCTCTTCGTTCCCGCTTCCAAGAATTCTTCTTCAAGAAGCCGGATCAAGATAAGGTCGCGCTCCGCATGGCAGAAATTCTCGAAGCTGAAAAGATCGAGTACACTGCCGAAGATCTCCTTGCGTATGTTTCTGTTGGATATCCCGACATTCGCAAGACGATCAATCTGCTCCAGCAAAATAGCAAAAGCGGAAAGCTGCTTTCTCCAACCAGCAATGAGGTGAAGGCAAGCGACTGGAAATTCCAGCTTCTTGACTTGGTTTCTTCTGGCAATTGGAAAACAGCTCGTAAGCTAGTATGTGAGAGCGCAAGCCGTGAAGAGCATGGTGATGTCTACACCTTCTTCTATGAGAACGTAGATAGGATGAAGGTGAAGAGTGTCGATCAAGCAATCATCATCATCAATCAATATGCCATTTCTCATGGTCAGGTAGCGGATACTGAATTGAATCTAGCCGCGTGCATGATCGAACTCAGCCAGTCATAATTTAGAAAAGCAAAGATGTCTTACCTTTTGATCGTGAATAAAAGCGAGGATGCTTTCCTCGCATGGGACGCGGATGACTTGCTAGAGGTTTTTCCATGGGCAGAAGAAGCAGTTGTTGTGTTCTCATTTGAGGATGAACAATTCTATCGCAACGATCTGGACTATAGTGTTGCTTTCGCGATCAATTTAATTGATTCACTGCCTGAAGCAATTTATGCAGAAACCACAGACGGAAGTATTGTTGGTTTGTATACACTTCACCCTGACGCATGTATCCCTGATGTAGATAAAATACTCGAACATAAATGGTTAGTTCCGAGTGTCAGGGATGATCTTAGAGAAATCAGTGATCGCCGTAGCGGAGTGAAGATTTCAATGGATGTTCAAGGTAGTAAAATTCTCTTTTCAGCTGCAAGATAAATGGCATGCAAATGATTCAGATGCATGGCGAGGTAGAGCTTCCCAAAAAACTTCTTAAGGCTGCAGATGCCATCAAGTTCCAAAATTACAAGGTGAACAAGATTGGCAGAATCCAGAAGCACACAGATGATGGCGAGGATGCGCAATACATCCTATGGCAGCTAGGTCAATTGGTGAAGCGGGATCCCAAGTTCTTTGACATGGTTTACTTCAGCGCTTGTTCTGGCGCTGAGCCTCACGTCGACATGCTTGATGAGTCAAGATTTGAGAACACAACATATGTAATTCCTCTTATCCTTCCTATTGGTGATTCAATCATCAAGACGCGTAATGTGTCGATCATTGCTGAAGTTGGGAAGGTGTATGAGTTCGACCATACTATTGAGCACGAAATGACAGTCGAGGACAACAAAAGTGGATGCGTTGTTTTGATGGTTGCGGTTAAGAGGAACGTGGAGTTATTCAGTGGCTGGTAAATTTGCGCTTGACATCTTCAAGTTGTTGGGGAGAATCACCAACAAGAAATCTGGTGACATCTATCCCACGCTGACTGATGACGAGAAGAAGGGGTTTTCTCCCCTTGTGGTCATGAGGTGGTTATCGGGTACAAGTGATCCCGCGCAAATCCTTGCCCTAAATACGTTCGCAAATAAATCTATCTTCCCTCTCGCAAAACATCCCCACCTGCTAATGAGAACACTGCAAGCGTGTTCAACAAACCCAGGTAGAGTGCAGTGGTTAGGCATTAAGTCTGGTACAAAGAATCCGCTCACGCGCCAGGTGATCATGGATTACTTTGAGTATAGCACTTTGGAATTGAAGAAGATGGATGTGTGGCCTACTGAAGCAGAAATTCTTGAAATGGCCGAAGAGCTGGGATGGCAGAAAGATGAAATTGCAAAGCTCAAGAAAGAGTTCAAGGCATGACGCAGGAAAATTCGGACAGTAAATAGCAGCGCAAGTATGGAGGAAAGGAATTGTCTCAGACAGGAGTGCGTAGTCCATCACAGCTGATTAATGACAGAGCTGTAGCCAACCGGCGAATTTCGGTTGATGACGCAAACCTGGATGCTGGTCGTCCAGGTGTTTTTCTTTGTCATTATTGCGCTAAGCGAATGACAAGTGAGGCCGTGTTCATGCGTCATGAATGCGAGCAGAAGAAGCGGGCGAGGGAGATTGCATCCCCGCTGGGTCAGGCCGCCTATTCATATTATGACGCATGGATGAAGGCGAAGAAGTTCAAATCGCAGTCTATGGACGCGTTCATGGCTTCACGCTACTATCGAGCGATGCTTAAATTCGCAGAGATGGTGATTGCTGCTGGAATCCAAAAACCGATTCAATACATCAAGCTCATGGTAGATGCAAGCATTACGCCCGATCTATGGTGTCGTGAGCAGTGCTACAAGATGTATTTGGATTGGGTTGATCACCAAGAGGATCCTCTTGAGCAAGTTCAATCGAGCATTGTGTGCTTGATGGATTTGGCTGAAGCAGAAGGTGTCAACTATAGAAATGTGATTGAGCACATTGGTGGACAGAAAGTTCTTCAGCTTATTGCTCAACGAAAACTATCACCATGGTTCCTACTCCATTCAACGGCAGTTCAAAACATGCTGAAAGGATTAGATAAGGAACAACTTAGAGCCTTTGACAAGGCAGTAAATGTGTCGGCATGGGTTGAGCGACTACAAGAAAACAAAGACATTCGCGCGGACATCCGTCATATTATCTCAGGGATTGGGCTATGAAAAAATTCAGCGATGCTAGAGATGATGAGCTTACGCTGGGAACAATCGTCTATGCTGTGACGGAGGAGATGCACGGCTATATTTCTGGTATTCGTGGTGATGGCTACTGGAAAATTCAGTGGGAAAATGGATATGAGAGCCCGTGGTTTATAAAATCAATGGGCTATAACATCACCATCAAAAACGATCATAGCGTCAGTGTTAAGGAAGACGCCAACAACATTTCCTTTTCATGAAATTTGAATTAACAGAAGATCAGCAACAGAAGCTGGCCGTGTGGCTGCGCGAGCAATACAATAAAATTGCAAAACAGCAGTTAGCGGCATTTCCAGCACATTTCAAAAACTTCTTCAAGCAAGATGCAGAAGGAAACTGGATTCCCTACTTCGATAGCGATGGCTGCGTGCTTACGTATTCCTTCTCTCCTACGCGGTTAGGTAATGTGGTGATCGTCACCATTGCAAAGGGAACTTTTTGGGAAGCTGAAATCAATCTCACCAACTACGATAATTGGTAGTTTACAGTTTCCTTTCTGCTGCGGCGTGTTAAAATCAACCATGCGCTACCTCTGTGACAACGCTAGACATCTCATCTGTGAGCCCTTCAATCTGAAGGCGCTACACGCCATGGCAGAGGATTTGGGAATCAAGAGGTGTTGGTTCCACAATGGAGGATCTGGAAAGCAGAAGGGCGCTTTCCCGCATTACGATATCCCCAAAAGAAGAATCGCTGAAATCCAAGCCAAGTGTGAAGTGGTTAGCTCCCGCGAAATACATAGAATTCTAAGAAAATGGGCGGAAGACAATGGGATACTACACCCAATACAACCTCAGAATGAAGGGGAAGGACGCTGAGTCGTTCTTCGAGGAAAATAAGGAACTAATCTCAGCAGCAATTGCTGAAGGTAATTTGAAGTACGACTACTACTCAGTAGTCGATGCCTGCTTCAACGATTGGACTTGCAAGTGGTACGATCACGAACTCCACATGCTAGCAATCAGCAGGTTATTTCCAGATGAAGTCTTCTACCTAAAGGGAGTAGGCGAGGGCGACGGCGAATGGGCTGATATCTGGATTTCCAAATATCAAAATGGCACTGAAGAAACAAAAGATCTAGCTCCAAGAGTAGAGCTAGATGATATCTGGGGAGACACATGACAGTACAAGAACTTGTTGATTGGTGCAACGCGAATGACGTGAGCTTAAATACGCAGCTAGCCATTCGCACTAAGGACGACTACTTCGTGTTCGAAGAATGTCTAAGTCTGGACATCCCATATTTCGGCAACTCTGCTGAAGGTGAAGAGTGGATGGAAGAGAACTGTCCTTGTGATGAGGATGGTTATATCGACTATGAGTTGGCACCCAACTTTCTAATTCTTGACTCATTCTCTGGATGACATTCTCAGCAGATATTGATATCGATTTCAAGACAGATTTTTCACCAGAGTCTGTCTTTCCTTGGACGAGAGCATCAACCATACGAAATGGATTTTTAGCGCCTCATCCTGTCGGTGTCTATCCTCAGCGAATTCCAGTAGATTTTGCAACCAAGTTGGCCGCAATTCCTTATGAACGGGCAGAGGAAGCAAACTACACGAAGATCGACATGCTCCATTTGTCAGTCTACGACTACTTTGAAAGTAGAGAGGAAATTACCGAGCTGTTGAAGATTGAGCCGGATTGGAATCTTCTCCTCATCCCATCTGAACAAGTCAAATTGTTTCAGCTCAAGCAGCACGGCGATGTACTGACTGAGATTAGGCCAAGGAACATTGAGGAATTGGCTGACGTGTTGGCGCTGATTAGACCAGGTAAGAGACAACTCACAAAGCTGTACAAGGCCGATCGTGCAGGAACTAGACGCATTCTGTACGCACGGGACGAGAGCGGTTACTCCTTCAAGAAGAGCCACAGCATAGCGTATGGAATGGTGATTGTGTTGCAGCTACATCTAATAAAAGCTGGCATCATTTAAAACAAGAATATGGTAGAACAAGAAGAACAAAAAATCCAACTCACCCCACGTATTAATGAGTACATGGGCATCATGCAAGAGGAATGTGCGGAGGTTATCCAGATCATATCCAAAATCAATCGCTTTGGGTTATACAGCTTCAATCCCTTTGAAGTAGCGCCTCGCACTAATAGGCAGCTTCTCGCTGATGAGGTTGGCGATATCTACGCGATGATTTTGAAGCTTGAGGAGAAGGGCCTCTTCACGAGAAATGAGCTTGAGGAGAGGGCCGCCTACAAGCACGAGAAGCTGAAGACGTACCTTCGTACAAGCGAGTAACAGTGTTTTTACACACATTGGGCATTCACTAGTGTAAAATACAAACATAGTTTATGCCATAGCAAGAGGCAACATTAGCTTCTTCTTTAGAGCCGTCCTAGGACGGCTCTTTTTTACTCAGGTGAGAGTTTATTGATGTCCTGTCCTGATGTAAAATATTGAATGTTCATCGGAGAATGCGCGTGAACTCTGAAATTTGGGTAATACTCATCATCACTCTCCTTGCAACTGTTGCAATAGTTCGTAATGTGAGGCGCCACGTAAAGCGCCGCCGTCATCTTGCAACTGTTCGTCGTGGTATCTTTCGTGAGTAATATGAAGAAGAAACCGATTGCACTGAACGAGATTGTTCCAAGCAAGACGTACATGGTCAAGTCGCGGAACGGTGAATTCATGCCTGTCACTGTTGTTTGTGATTTCACAAAGGGATGGTTGAGAGGGTGGGTGAAGTTGGATCTCGATCCTCTCTGGAATGCTAGCGAAAAGCTCTTCATCCACGTCAAACCTGTTGATCCAACATTGCGCGAGATTGCTATCCCTGTCACCAGGCAGTGTGATGAAATCGTCTGCTACTCCAGCACAAATGGCGTAACCCTCTTCGACTATGAAGAAGGATGGGCCCAACAGCGGATGCGTGAAGTGCAGGCAATGATGAAGGAATTGCAGGGCAAGTTAGAATGGTTGAGTATGGTTGAGGGAGAAAAGCATGAAACTCGAATCCAGCGTCAACTCATCCTCAACACAAGAGCCCTGTACTAATGACAAGGAATATTTCGATGTTGGTGTCTCCGGCCTTTTGGATTAGCGGTGCAATTTCTACCGTGATTTGGGTCAAGCTCGTTCTGTGGTGTCTGTCTTAAGTTGATAAGAAAAAGTTGATGAAAATTTATCTGGTTGGAGGCGCGGTTCGTGATGAGATTCTCGGCAGGCAAGTTAAGGATCACGACTGGGTGGTCGTCGGAGCAACTCCCGAAAAAATGCTGGAGCTTGGTTTCGACCAGGTTGGGGCAGACTTTCCCGTTTTCCTTCACCCAAAAACGCGCGAGGAATACGCGCTTGCTAGAGTTGAGCGAAAAACAGGAGCGGGCTATCACGGCTTCTCCGTCTCGACTGAGAACGTGTCAATCGAGGATGACCTTGGCAGACGAGACCTCACCATCAATTCAATCGCAAAGGATGTTGAGAGTGGTGAGTATGTTGATCCGTTTGGCGGACTTGCAGACATCAAGTCCAAAATCTTACGGCATACGAGCCCAGCGTTTAGCGAAGATCCGCTTCGGGTTATTCGCCTTGCGCGCTTCGCCGCCCGCTATACTGATTTCAAAATAGCTGGTGAGACATGGGATGTTTCATGGGCACTAGTTCATGGAAACAAACTGAATGAGCTGTCCATTGAGCGGTTTTGGGCAGAGATGCAGAAGGGAATGTCTGACCAGAATTTCTGGAAATTTGTGGACATTCTTTTTCAGCTGAACATCACAAAATCAGTTGAATTCTTCCGCATGTTGTGGGGCGGTAAACATCGTGATGAGGTAGTGCCCTACGCTTTCGCAGCCTCACGTGTACAGAACCCTCTTGACGTGTTCATCGCGCTCACTGCATTTAGTCCTAACAAACTAAGGGAACTAAAGCCGTCGAGTGATGCAGTCAAGTTGGCATCTCACGTTGAGCGGTGGCGCGCATGTGGCGGATCACCGAAGGACATTCACGATTGCATTAAGGCTACTCGCGGATTCAACGCCACTGCTGAAATTTTGCGGCTTATTGACGCAATCATAGTGGCGATGGCGTCAGAAGAGAAAAATTATTACACGCTTGACCAGTTCGTCAGAGCGTGGCACGCGGCAAAAAGAATAACAGCGGCAGACATCGACCCTTCTTTAAAGGGTGAGGCGATCGGCCGCAAATTGGAGGAGCTGCGTTTGAAAGCGATCGAAGAATCGTTAGGAGGACGCAGAAATGAGTGAAAGTAAAGAAAGAAACAGCCCTATTTCAAACACCGTTTGGTTCGCATCTCTACGGGACTAACACTCCCACATCTGACTACGATTACAAAGTAGTCTGTCTCCCCTCTATCGATGACCTTCTCATGAATATGAAGGTCACTAATCGCGTTCAGAAACCTGAAGGGTGGAAGGAAGGCGACAAAATGATCGAGGGTGAAGCCGAGTACGAATACATCCCACTGCAGATCTTCCTTGACCACTTTTACGAGGGTCAAACGTACGCTCTTGAGATGGCATTCGCAGTTCTGCAAAACAAATTCACCTCCTTAGGCGATGATGGTGAATTTACTCAAGCGTGGATGCGTCAGCTAGTTCAGGATTTTCTCACGAAGAACGTGCAGAAGATGGTTGGCTATGCCATATCACAATCTAGGCAGTATGGATTGAAAACTGAACGCTACACGGCTTTTGTGAAGGCAAGTAATCTAATCAGATCAAATAATGCTGACACCTCGCAAGCTCTAGCCAAGTGGCCCACTCTACTTGAAGATCTCTGCAAGATCCCACATGTTAAGATGTGTGAAGTGGCCAACGGTGCTGGTGGAACTGAGATGGTTTTAGGTATCGATATTTGCAACAAGAAGTTCCCCCTCACTGCAAAATGGCGCCAAGTTCTAGAGTCCATCGACAAGACGGTTGTTGAGTATGGTAATCGCGTGAAGGATCATGAAGGTCAGCCAGCAGATTGGAAAGCTCTTTCACACGCCATTCGTATCACTGAACAGATCATTGAGCTGTGCCAACACGGAACGATTACGTTTCCTCGGCCAACAGCAGAGTGTTTGCTCAAGGTCAAGCGCGGTGAGTTAAGTCTCGATGGCGCAAAGGACATACTGCGGGATAGATTTGATTCCATTGATCCAGCGATTGAGGAGTCCAATCTGCTGGAGAGAACACCTGAACTGGATGAGAAGTTTAAAGAGTTTAAGCTCAGTTTACTGCGAGAGTATTATGAAGTATGATACTCTAAGTGATTGACTGAGTCAATAAGCACGCATATGAAAATAAACCGCTTCGCGATGTCGCAGAAAACCTTCACTGCAATGGTGAAGACGTGGGCAACTCAAGAACTAGCAAACGCTGGACGATTGCTAGTGTTTGCTCAACGTGAGGGCGGTGCAGCCAATTTCTGTGCGTGTGAAAAACAGCTCAAGGAAATTCGTGATGTTGTGTCGCGTACGTTCCTTGAGCCTGATAATGATGTGAGAGAGTTCCTAAAATGCATTGACAGCATGGAACATCGCATCACTCTGGAACGAGCTGTCCCGGCTTAAGCTTCCGCCCGTCTTTCTTCAAGACTACTTCAATTCCCTCTGGTAGTGGAACTACCCTTCTGCGCTTGACCTTTGACTTTGTCATTGCGTCAAACGAGAAGCCATGCCCGACGATTCTTGATACGTACGTAGAATCAAACGTGCGGTAAATGGGGGCGGCCCATTCTGTTAGACCATGTTTTGCGATCTCTACCGATAGAGGATGCGTGTCAGACTTTGCGTAGAACCAGAGAGTGACGACTTGTAGGAAATTCTTCAAGTCGATGTTTGACTGGTCTGCATAATCTAAAACATACGCGTCTATTTCACTCTGTCGAATATTGTCTATTACGCAAATGTAGTTCTCGCGTTTGTACTCAATAAGCGAGAGATAGAGCAGCGCACCGCGTCCATTCACGAGTTCAATCTTTAATTCTGGGATTCGTTTCTTAGACACTTCTCTAGTCTCCTCTATACATCAGATATTTACGTATGGGGCAGGACACCTAGACAGGTTGATAAGTTTTATGAAACGTAATCAGGGAGTATAATAGTAAGTTAACAACAAAGGACAATATGAGCAGCGCAATTGGTGCGGCACTTTTCGCTAATGGTGTCGTAGCCGGGGCAAAAACGATAGGGGCAGTAGTCACGGGGTCAGCAAGCATGGCAGCCGAGGCCATTCATAGTTTTGCTGATTGTGGCAATCAGCTCTTGCTGATGTGGGGGCTAAGGAGCTCCAATCAAAAGCCTGATTCTGACCACCCATTTGGTTATGGTATGAACATCTACTTCTGGTCGTTCATCGTCGCGCTAGTGCTGTTCACCTTGGGTGGTACCTACTCCATATATGAAGGCGTTCATAAGGTAATCAACCCTGAGCCACTGAAGCACGCAGGATGGGCAGTTGCGATCCTTGTTTTGGGGTTCATCATGGAGCTAAGGTCCTTCCGAGTCTGCGTGAAGGAGATACGCGAAGCATATCCTGGCAAAAGTCTTATCTGGTTCTTCAATGAAACTCGTGACCCCTCTCTGTTGGTGATATTTGGAGAAGATGCGGCTGCATTACTTGGCCTTGGCATCGCAGCCGCATTTTTGGGTCTCGCAGTAGCAACTGGAAATCCGGTTTGGGATGCAGTGGGATCTATCATTGTTGGAGTCCTCCTATGCACCGTTGCAGTATTTTTGTTTTGGGAAACGAAGGCCTTACTGATCGGTCAATCTGTTGATCCTAATGACCGTGCAGCTCTGAGAGATTTTCTTTCTGACTCACCGCTAGTAGAGCATACCTACGAAATCAAAACCCTGTCGCTTGGGAACAGCAAAGCTCTACTTCTAATCCGGGCAAGATTCAAAGAGACAGAGAATGCGCTGAAGCTGCTGGACAACATCAATGATCTGGAGAAGGGGCTTCACGCAGCCTTTCCCCAGTTTGAGATGATCTTCGTTGAACCTGACAACAAGTTCGCAGACTATTAAGGTCGCTGTAACAACATGTGTATCAGTTTTACTAGCAACCTGATACATGGTATAATACTATTAATCTACGTCTGATTAAAAATGTACTTGCGACTTCATAAAGTGTCTGCCCGCGCCGCCCCATATCCGAAGGTGCAGTTGGTTAGGGAGTACATGCCTCCTCCCAAAAAGCCTCAGAAGCGGCAAGACCCCGTTGAGCGAGGTCTATTGGCGGCAATCACGCAACGGCAAATGGAGCGGTGGGCTGAGGTTATCCCCAGCATCGCCGCCGAATTGAAGAGAACAACCGCCGACAATCTTCAGGACCTGCGCAGGAAAAATGAAAGGAAAAGAAATGAGCAATTTTGTCCGCATCATCAAGGAATGTGAGGCAGCTGAGGGTGGCGGTTCCAAGCTCGCCATTCGTGAAGCTCTCGCTGACATGGATTCTGCCGCCCTCCGACTTATTTGGGAGGCACTCAATCCGTACCGTGTGTACGGTGTCAAAAAGTTCCCCTGGCCTACGTCCTTCCTGGCAAAGTCAGTGACGGGATTCGACACCTTCTTCACCCTGCTCGACAAGCTCGCCACTCGCCAACTGACTGGCAACGCGGCGAAGACTGAACTCACCGCCACTCTCGCTGCCTTCGACGAAGAAACAGCCCTGTACCTGGCACGTGTCATTGACAAGGATCTCAAAGCTGGTTTCTCTGATGAGACCGTCAACAAGGTGCTCATCGCGCGGGAGATGCTGAACAATGATGATGACGCGACTCTTGAATCATGTCTAAAGGCAGTTGACAAGCTGCTGAAGGACCGTGGGTTCAAGCAGTTCGAGCATTACAAGATCTACCCCAATCTCATTCCCCTCTTCACTGTGCAACTCGCAGACAAATGCGAGGAAGAAGAGGATTTCGAGAACATCGAGTTCCCTGCTATCGCAGACGTCAAATACGATGGCGAGCGAAATGTCGCAATCGTTACCGACGAAGTGCACTATTTCAGCCGAAGCGGCAAGGAAGTTTTCCATCTTCCCATATCTATCGACGCTGAACTTCTGCGCATCCGTAAACATCTGGGATACGACTTCGTCCTCGACGGCGAACGCTTTGGCAAGGACTTCGAGGCGACGATGAACGCCAAAAAGGGTGCCAAGAACAAGGAAGTTCCCAATGAGGCACGCGAAGGACTCCACTTCCGTGCGTTCTTCCTGATGCCGCTCACCGATTGGCAGAAACAGGAAACGAAGATCACTATGGAAGAGGCACGTGCCTTCCTCGAGGATCTTCTGCCGAAAATGGACTGCAAGAAAATCATCATCTCAACGGCGAAGGTAGTCAACAACTACAACGAGATGATGGACTGGTGCAACCACGTCATCGACGAGATGAAGATGGAAGGTCTCATCGTCAAGAAGATGAAGGACGTCTATCGCTGGGAACGCAACACTGCATGGCTCAAGATCAAGCGCTTCTATCCTGTCGATGGATGCGTAGTCGGATGGTACTTCGGACGCCCGGGCAGCCGCACTGAAAATGTGATGGGCGGCGTGATCGTTGAAGGCACTGACGAGAAGGGCAGGAAATTCCGGTGCTGTGTCGGAAGCGGTTTTGGCGACGACATCGGCAAGCACAAGCTCCCGCGAAACACGCCAAAAATGTACGAAAACGCAACTCTTGAAATTAAATTCCAGGAGTTCACGCAACCAAAACCGCTGAAGGGAACGGATATGTGGTGTCTGAGATTCCCGACAGTGACGAACCTGCGGACTGACAAATCTGTCCCGGCTCTTCAGGACAAGCGCTGGTTTGGTATCACTCATGCCGAGGCTGTCAAACTGGTAAATGAACTGCGTAAGTGAGAACTGATGTCCCGTAAGAAAAAGCTGCTTGACCCGGCAAAGGTAAAGTTTCACCCGATGTTGGGTGTCCCTGACCCAGAAGAAGTGATTGCACTCCGTCACAAGATGAAGGCTTCACGGAGGGTGTTTGGTGAACTTGTTGGGTACACTGACAGTGCAGTAGTGGGATGGGAGCTGGGCAGAAATAGAATGCCCGCAGCCGCATGGGCAATGATGCTGCTCATTAACGAGGAGCACCCCTCTCTGAAGCTCAATCGCATGGAGTATTCGCCGCGCACTGTTGCTGCACCTGGTGTATCCCTGTGGATGAATTAGGGAGATAAAAATATGCGCTCTATTGCTGAAATCGACCGTGATCATGAGGGCATGGGCGACGCCTGCATGCATCACTCGCACGGTTGCACTTACCCGGCATGCAAATGCGACCGATCCCGTCGCGTTATACCGAACGTGCGCGGAGTTGCCGGTCCAAAGTTGACGCCCACTCAAGTCAAGGACTGCACACGCAATCCAGCATGGCAGGTACCCCTAGCTGAGTGCTGTCCAAACTGCCTTAGCGATGGCATCGTGTTGCGCAAAAGTGAATGTGAGAAGCATGGCGATTCCATGGTCTTCATTAAGGAGCTTCCATGAACGGCGTTCTACACGAAATGGTGCAGCGTGAACGGGGCGAGGAACGGAAGCATTGTGCGGATCAGCTTTGGGCCGAATTGATGGGCTGGTGCAAACAGCGTAGAGTTCACCCCAGCGACTACAATGATCTGTTCGCCATCGTCAAACGCATCCGCTCACCTAGCGCCACTGATGACGAGCCGCATTGCAGAGTAGAGGAAATCCACCTGACAGACACGCAACGCAAAACGCTGAGCGTGACCCGCGAGGTGAGCATTCCTGGCACCGATCCAGTTGAAGTGCGACAATGCGACCATCGCTACCTAACCTCTTATGGCAAAGGTTGGATTTGCGCGAACCGCGACTGTGGTGTTGGCATTCTTAGCATTGCAGTTCCATTGCCGATGCCGCTTGTCGAGGAGGCTCTGAAGGCAATTGCCTCTAGTGTGGAGGAGAATAAACATGGCTAAGTTTTACGCAGTTGAATTACGCACCACTGCCATTGTGCAGGTCAATGACGACCACGATGAGCTGTTCGCAGAGCAGGCAGCCGCAGATCAGCAATCAGACATTGTCTCAGACGCGAAGCACAACTCTTTCGAGATCTTCTGCATCGGTGAGATCAGGACGCTGGCGGACCTGGAACTGCATGGCTGGGATGGTGAGTGCATCCCATACAATGGGGACGGCAATACGCGGCTGAATGCACTGCTTCCGCCTGCACCAGAGAAACGTGGCTGGACTGCCGAAGATTTGGTGGAGCGCTGCGCCTGGTGCGAGCGCGAAGTCCAGCACCCCTGCAAGAACAAGTACGAATCCTTCGACTGCGGACACGCTCTTCTTAAGGTGTAACTATGCATGTGATCATCTACTGCCGCGAACACGCAGGCGCACCGGGCCACAACGAGTACGGTGTGCCGCTGCATGCTTGCAATGGCTACCGGCAGGACGAGCACTACTGGGCGTGGCTTCGCGCCCGCTCCCTGAGAGCCTCGTTGAACTGATCGTCTAGGAGAACAACATGGCAGTCGGCAAATACTCTCCGACCGTGCAAGCCGCGTACATGGCCGATCAGAGCTGGTGGGACAAGCTCCCCAAGTCAGATCCAGTTGGCCTGTACGACGAAGACGGCTATGACTCGTACGGCTACGACAAGAACGACGTCGATCGCGCCGGAAACAACGAGTTTGACTACATCTGCGGTGAGGACATCGCGGGCGAGTGGGTGCATGTTCGGTATGAGATGACCCTCAACGAGTGGGGATTCAAGGACGGCAAGCCGTTCTCAGCGCATATGATATAATTTAATTGTCAGGATTTTCCTGACACGTGTCATTGACACTGATTCATTAACTTAGTTCCGCCAAAAGGCGATGGAGTTCATATGACAAACTCGTACGAGGCCCTGCTCGCCCGCACGTATACCACCAGAACGGTGGACGCTGCCCACGCGATCTTCCCCAGTTTGCGCGCTCGCGCGATTCAGAACAGGGTTGACAGCTATGGGCCGGTTTTCCGAGAAGCTGGATTGCCGGAGTCCTGGCTGCGGAACGCGGGTCGAACGCTCGATGTCATCAGCATTCTCTGCGAGCAGATGAATGTCCCTGATCTGGCAGCCCTTTGCGTGAGCAAAAAAGATGGGATGCCTGGAGACAGATACCGCAGACGTGAAGCCTGGGCAGAAGAAGTGCAAAAGGTGCATTCCTTCGACTGGAGCCAGGTGACTAGTCTGCAGGGAACCCTCCGAGTGAAGCTGTAAAAACTCCACACACCCCTCAGGGACCTCTCAGGAGGTCCCTTTTTGTTTGTGATGTAGCTATCATCAGTACTGTTTGAGGGTCACTGGGACCCTCTCAGGTGCTCCAGAATGCATCTGGAAGTGAAGGCTTAAATCCAATAACCGTTACGACTATTGTCAGATGCTATTCGTCCCGGTGCTGCCACGAATGCGGTGCAATTGCGGAAATTTGACGCGTATCTAATATTTGCAGCTGTAGTCCAGTCATATTCACGAAGTGCATTTACCCATTCTTTATATTTTTCTTCTTCTGACACTTCCATGTAATCTGCATCGTACTTAAACGTCTCGATTAGATAATCAACAATGTCTTTTGCTCGGCCAACAACGGATTCATCATGATCCTGCATTATAAGCATGACGCTGTCATCAGGGCTTCCTAGTTTCTTTTTGTTTTTAAGAGAGCTTTTTAGTTTTGCTGCAACTTTAGGATCACCATCATACAGATTTGAGATCAAATTTTTGTTCTTGAGACGTACTTGATCGTAATAGCTGTCGTTTGGGCTGTCACCAAGTTCACGATCTGCTGCATCATCGTTTTGCGGAGTGTTTAGCCTATACTTAACCTGTTTTCCGTTCTTCCAATTTCCACCTTCTAGTGCTGGATCTATAACAGAACCAATAACTGATTCGCCCTGGGACAAATGCTGGGAATTGTCAAACTCGAACCATCCACTATCTGGTCCCGCAGTTATGTACTGAATTTTCGCCTTCTTGAGAGCAGCATGGGCTTTTTGAATGTTTCTCTTGTTGTAGAGAGTGCGAACAAAGTTTCTATCTTCTAGTAATTGGCGTAGTAATTTCATGATCCCTCCAGGTCTATTTATTGTGGAGGACAATTAGCCAGGTCTTAGTTTTCGCGAATCTCGATGCGAGCTACAATAGCATCTTACAACAAGAGGGGCAAAACGTGGTTTGTTGGGGAGAACTGATCGGCACTTGGGCGCAAGTAATTGCTCGCATCAACAAAATGAAGAAGCATGCCAAATTGGGCATCTATCATGAGGTTGAACAAGTCTCCAGGGAAGAAGCAAAAGACTTCGCTAACATCCACGGCAGAAACTCCCCCGTCATTGGCACTATCACGGATGTTGATAATGTGTGGCGCGTAAAATTCTTTGGACCTAAAATTCGAACGGATGCCGGCACGCCACCTGCGCCAAGGAAGAAAAAGACCAAAAAGAAGAAGCTTCCAGCTGGTTTGATTTCTGCTTCGGACTATTTGACCAAAGTAGAGGCGGATCCTCGTCGCGCAGCAGCCCTGGCTAGAGCTCGCGAACGCGGTCCTTTCCAAGATCCCTTTCAACAAGCATACGATGAGGAGAAGAAGTACATGGGAATCAGCAGCGTCAGCGGAAACATGAGCGGTGTTCGTGAATACGTCGTGATCAAATTGTACGAGGGCAATACGCCAACGTACGTCACCCCGCAGGTCACTCACGCTGAAGCTTTGCACATTGCCCGTAGCGCTGAAGCAGGGTGCGTTGCTTTAGTCGCCAAGACAGAACAGTACTACGATCACCGAAAATCTCGGGTCCAGCTCGCCAAAGAACGAGTCTATGATATTCTAGACAATGCTCCAGAGAAGAGCGGTCTTGTTCGACCCGATCGTGATGATCTAGACAATCTCTATGAAGCCCTTGCAGAATGGAAGGCTGCCATAAACGAATGCAGCACTGCTGAAGGGCCGAAAGTAAAGTCGCCTGAGGAAATTCTCAAGGGCGGCCGATAAATAGACTCCATGAAAGTAGTAAATCTGGAGTTATTCCGTGCTAAGAAGGAAGTTGAGCTTCTCGAGCAGAAGATCAATGAAATTTCCAACGCCCGTGAATTGAAGGTTTGCTACAAAGAGTGGATCCAGAAAAAGACTGGGACCACAAACCAAAACAAATAAAGAATAACATGAAGAAAACTATCCTGACCATTGGACTGGTCATTGCATCTCTATCCGCTTCCGCAGTGACCTTCTGGTCAAATGGTGTTTTAATGGGCACTGTTTGCCGTAACGGTATCTACTACACGGTTTATCCCACCTACATGGCTCAGGCAGTTGGCACCGTCTGTCCCATGCGCGATCCGTACGGCGCTATCGTCGGTTATGGATACGTGACCGCTGAGTAATGTGGGTCTTATTTGTTGCCTTCTCGATTAATCATTTCAACCCCGTCTTGATTGAGAACTTTGACACAAAAGAAAAATGTGAGAAGTTTGCCACGCAGTTGCGGGTTGATTTAAGAAAAATAAAAATCGATTGGCACAAATGCTACATGAAGTGAGTTTCATTGTAGCCAAGATGTTGATAGAATAAAAGCTGTTGGAGGAAGTCATGAAGAAATACATTTCCCACGATTATGAACAATCCTATCCGTTCAATCGTGCCGAAATTGAGAAGATGAAAGACGCGAAATTCGTTGGAGAGTTCTGCCTCTTCCAACGTGGTTGGGTTAACAATCCTGTCGAGGTCTACTACCAACCAAATTCGACTTATCCTTGCCCATATTTTGGCCTGCTAATTCAGCATGGTCAAGTGTTCATTACGTCTGCTGAATCCACCATCGGTATTCCTATCTATGGTGTTGTGGCTAATGATGGTGAGGTCATCTACTCTCGTTATCGTCATGACTTCCGTCAAAGCAAGGATGGTTCAGTCTTCATTGACGGTGGTCGTGATTACACAAAAACCAACACGAATAACGGTGTTGTGATGACCATCAAGGATGGCTCTCTTCAGATCGTCGAGGATGAGATTGAAATAAAAACACTTGAAGAAAATTTCAGGCTTCTAACGAAATAGATTTTTGAAAAATGTCAGCCAAAATCTATAGCTTCCAGGCTGCCAAAAACCAGCAAAAATCTACACCCAAGAAAGAACGAAAGAAAGCTCTTACTCCATCAGAGATCTTTGACAACGTTTATTCTGATATCGTAGATGATTGGCAGGAAGCAGCAAGAAATAACAAACTCAACGAGTTGATGTACAGGAAAATTCCCGTCAGCGCGAGGGCTGCTCCTCATGCTGATTACGTGAATGACCTCAACACTATCTCTATAGTTGAACAAAAATTGAATCTGGTCGTCTCGATCAATGCTCCCACATTTTCTGGGAACAAGGTCGGATGGTTAGTAGTCTTCAAACATGAAGACGAAGTTTACTCTGGAACCTCTGACATGATTCTAGAGTCCTACGCGAGAGCGTTCAACATTCTTCTGTATGTGGAATTCATTTCACGGCTGAAGAAGGTCAATGTTGAAAATAAGCAGTAAAAAGCAGTACCATAACTAGAAAATTGGAGAGTAAGATGCAAGATGCAAACATGATTGTTTCCCTGTACGTTGTCAAGCGTGCTGACGGTACCTATTTCGCAGGATTTGACGCGGAAAAAGGAAAGGCAAACATCGTGACAAACCCGCTGCAAGCTAAGCGATTCACGAACAAGTATGACATTAAGCTTCGTCCGGAAGAAACGCTGGTTGAACTTAAGATTGATCTTAGCAAGACCGCTGTTGAGATGTCAGAACCTTTCCGTCCGCATCGCCGCAAGGAGAAGGCGGCAGCGTAAACAGTTTTTGATTCGCTAAAATAAAAATAAAATAAGAGGGATAAGCAAAATTGCTTATCCCTCTTTTCAGGTGGTGTATCATGTTTAACGTCACATTGCTTTGGTTGTTGCTAGTCCCAGTTATTCTAGCAACAATCACCCACGCGATTTACCCCCGCCTCCTGCCAAATGTAAGAACAACATCCAAGGATCGTTGGGTTTTCACTATTGGTGGTCTCGTCATCTCCATGGTGATCACGGCTATTGCGTTCTATGTCAGTCGTGGAGCCCTCACTGCTGACAAGGAAACTTGGAACGGTGAAATCACTAGCAAGGAGCGACAGCATGATTCATACACAAGATCGTACTCGTGCAATTGCATAACGACGTCTGACGGACGTGGCAATTCATCAACTATTTGCCAAACGTGTTATGAGGATCACTTCACTGTCACGTGGAAAGCATTCTCCAACATCGGGTCCTTCCAAATACAGCACTTGGATGACACCAGTCAAAGTGTCTATGATGAGCCTGACCCAGTCTTCTACCGAAATATTAGGCGAGGCGATGCATGCTCAAAAGTTGTAGACTACAAAAACTACATCAAGGCAGTACCTGAGACGCTGTTTAAGCCAGTGTCAAAGGAGGCAAAGGAGAAGTTTGCAAAGTGGATCCCCAAGTATCCGCAGTCCATTTACAACTTCTACAGCATGGATCGCGTAGTTGCGGCGGGACTGACAATTCCCGATCTTGCCAATTGGAATCATCTGCTCTCTGAAAAGCTGAAAACTCTTGGTCCAGCTCGTCAGGCGAATGCTGTTTTTGTGATTACCAAAACAGACGATCCCAATTATTTCTATGCATTGCAAGATGCTTGGATGGGCGGCAAGAAGAACGATATTGTGGTCGTCATTGGTGCACCAAGCTTCCCGCAACGTGCATCATGGGTTCGTGTAATGGCACTTACTGACTCAGATATTTTCAAGGTTGAATTGCGTGATGCCCTCCTTGAATTGCCTGAACTAACTGCCAATTCGGTAATGGACACATTTGCCGCTCACGCTATGTCGTTCAAGCGGAAAAGCATGAAGGATTTTGCGTACCTTGATGCAGAAATTGATCCTCCAACTTGGGTACTTGCTCTGATTGTCGTCCTCATCATAGCAGCATACGCAGGGTTCTGGATTTACATGTACTCCCAGAATGGCAGGATAAAGCAACTCAGAAAATATCGCAGGTGAAATTAATGAAAGGAAGTGAAATGAAAAAGCAACGTGGAAATTCGACAATCACTCTCATCATTGTCGTTGTCATTGCGGTCATGGCGTTAGCAACGTTCATGAATTATGCCAATTACGGTAACCGCACTGAAGTCGCACTCGACGCGAAGAAGGAATCTAACAAGAACATCCTTGGTCAATACGGTCAGAAGGTGCAGGAGATGGGGCAAATCCCAGCAATGGCGCGTGATGACATCACTAAAATCGTTCAGGCTGCAATCCAGGGTCGGTACGGGGCCAATGGCTCGCAAGCGGCTATTCAGATGATTCGTGAACAGAATCCAACTGTGGACCCTTCGCTGTACCGAAAGATCATGCAAGTCATTGAGGCGGGTCGCAGTGACTATGAACAAGGACAGAAGCAACAGATCGATATGGTTCGCTCCTACCGTACTGCGCTCGGCAATATGCCAGGGTCGTTCTTCCTGTCGCTTGCTGGATACCCAAAGAAGCCGCTCAATACGTGGGACATCATCACCACTGGGCGAGCAAACGACGTGTATAACAAGGGTTACGAGGACGCACCGATTCAGATCGCGCCGAAGCACTAAATTGTTCTGGCGGAGAAACACTCGTTAAATTGTTATTTACATTCAAAAGTTTTTGTGTGTACAATTGAATGTTAAAATAAACATCTCGGTTGAACAAAAGACCGAATAATTTTGTTCCAGTGCGGAGGATAGTTAAAAATGGCAGTGAAGATTTTGACAGTGGCGACAGAAGTTCAGAAGGCTGTTCTTGAGAAAGTTGTTCTGCAGGAAATTGCTTCCGGTTTCTGGAAGAATACCCGGCCTGCTGATCACGCTGAGTCGTGGAAGGGTGTTGAGATCAAGGTTGGTAATTCGTTCGGTGCAAGTGGAAATTTCGAGATCCCGCGCAATTACAACCTCGTCAACCCGGATTTCTTCCACAAAGCCGGCGATCGCATGTTGAAAGCGGCGCAAGAAGTTGATCCCAACATCACAGAAAAAGGGCTGAAGAAGCAGCTCATCACGCTGAACCAGATCATCGGTGGTCGCCTCAAGGAACAAGGCGGCACCGCAGTGAAGGAGAATCGTGGTCGTAAGCCCGCCGAAGCTACGGCTGAAGCCAAACCGAAGACGAGCAAAGCTACGACGGTTAAGCGAGCAGCAGTCGTTCATGCTGAGACTGACGAACCCAGCACTGCTGGTTAATATCCTCCACGCATGAAAAAGGGAGCCTAGGCTCCCTTTTCTTTACTCAATATTCTGTATTTGTCGAAGCTTTTGGTCATTGCTGCCAACGCGCTTCATAAGGCGGGGATCATCCTCATCATCCGCCGGTTCTTTTGATGCAAACTTCGCATTTCGAGAGTCTTGCGTCTCTTTGTCAGTACGCTTCTTAGCGTCTGCTAGCATTTTGTTTTTGATCCTTGCCTTTTCGGCTGGCGTCAAAACTTGCTTCTTATCAGCGATCTTCTTCGCTAGTGCCCAATCAACATCCTTGTCAGTATTCTGACCAGGTCGTTGTGTTTGTGGCGGTGTCTTGTTATTTCTAAAGACGCCGAACAACTCATTTAGCTGTTCTTCATCAAGTTGAATGAATTGTTTGAATGAAATCATGTTCACGAGTATGTGTAAGGCTAGATTATTTATGATCAGCACAGAATAAGCGCGAACTAAATACGCGCAGCAAGGAGGAGAATAACAATGAAACAAATCCTGATGTGTCCACCGACCAAGTTTCAGGTCAGCTATGAAATCAATGTCCACATGGAAGGTCAGATTGGAACCACTGACAAATTCCAAGTCGTCAAGCAGTGGAGTGATTTACGGAACGCATTGGTGTCAGCAGGGGCTGACGTAGTGGTATGCCCTGAACCGCCTGACTATTGTCCAGACGCGGTGTTTATGGCTAACGCTGGACTTATCTTCAAGGATACGTTCATCCCATCACAGTTCAAGCACGAAGAACGTCGTGTTGAAGAGCCCTTCTTCAGAAACTGGTTCAATGAAAAGGGATTTGAAGAAAGTTCATTCTCAAACTATGAGATGTCTCCAGAGGAACATCGTCCACGTATTACCTTCGAGGGAGCTGGTGACGCACTGTTTAGCGCAGATCGCAAAACCTTGTGGATGGGATACGGTTTTAGAACTCATTCTGATGCAAAACACGCTCTTGACTGGATCTTTGAGTGGGATGAGGATGTCATTGTTCGGCCGCTAAAGCTCGTAGATCCACGGTGGTACCATCTAGACACTTGTTTCTGTCCACTTGATAATGGTGATGTGCTTTGGTATCCCAATGCGTTTGATGAATACTCTAGAGACTATATCGAGACATGGTATCCGGGTAGTAGAAACATCAAGGTTTCTGAGGAAGATGCTTTGGCATTTGCCTGCAATTCAATATCAGTGGGTAGGCATATTGTCATGCCACAAATCTCTGATGACCTTCTGTTTGAGCTTGTGAAGCGTGGCTTTCAAGTGTCTATCTGTGACATGAGCCAATTCCTTCGATCTGGCGGCGCGTGCAAATGCCTCACATTGGAGGTTTGCAGATAAATAGCGGAATGAGGATTAACCATGAAACTTAAAAATATCCGCCCACTTCACGAATCAGAAGACAAGACATATTCCTTCACGACTACTTGGGATGGTCAAACTAGCGATGATTTTCAGGTCTCTCCATTTGATGTGAGGGTCACCTACTATGCTGACCCAAATGGACATCCTGCTGGCGGTCACCTTGTTCAAATCACTTCGGTTGTGACTGATCAACCTGTTAAGGTCGAATCAGATAAGGGTTTAGATTTAGAAAAGCTAAAGGACATTCATGGTGTCCACGCTATTGTGATCGGTAGTCATGGTGGTACTATGACTAAACTGCAAAGCGTGTTCAAAAATGCGGCAGTTTTCAACTTAGAGCAAAGCAAAACTGGTGCTGAAGGTGCGATGGATGTTTTCCATTTTCTAGACGATCATAAGGATGATGACGTCATTGTGAATTTGGAAGGTTCTAGCATTCTGAAGACAGATCCAACATTGATTAATCTGTTCAAGGCAGTGCTTGATGGACGTGAGGTGAATTGGAAATCTGAGATGGTTGATCACTCCTTTAAATTCGGCGGGCGAATCGTATTCTACATCTCTAAAAATTCTCCTGACTATCATTCCAAGTTCATATCCGATTTTGTGGATGATGACCAGAAACTCATATCTGATTTCGTGGATGACCGTCATGCAAGTGAAGCACATCACCATGCTAAGAAAGTCCACCGCACAATCTATGATCGAACTGTCATAGTTGATCTTTCAAATGACCAGGTATTTCCTCGTGGTACGCGAGTTCAGGATATCCCAGGATGGGATCAATCTATGATGCAGCACTTTGAGGAACTGGCTGAAAAAGATTTTACCGGTCATGACTAAATTACGCCTACTTCAACAGCTTCGCGAGGCCGTCACATTTGATAAGTATGGGTCGCTAGCCAGTGGATGTGGTCTAGTACTGAATGTTGGCATGGGTGGTGTAAATTACGATGACTTCGAAAGCATTCGCGTCTTTGTTGATTATCACGCGTTTGTCGCCTACGTTGCCATGCAGTTTGAAAACTACCTGGAAGAGTGGGGTGACATGGACTTAAATGATCTTTATGATGGAGATGATGATGATGATACCATCAGCAATAAGATTAAGAAAGTCACTGGAAAAAAGCCACAGAAGAAACCAAGTGAATGCGAAAACATTAATGAGCTGAGCAAACTAAAGCACTGGGATGAATTTGTGGAGTATTGCTGGATTGTTGATAACTTCAAAAACTGACTTCTGTCCCACTAAAATCTGAAGCACAAATGAGATTGCATAGCCTGTTTGAGAACGACGAGATTTATGATATGATAGATCTCAACCGCAATTATGCAGATAACGGCGGTGTATCATTTAGTCGGGCATTCTTCTTTCCTCATCAGATAGGTTCAAATGGGTGGGAGGTAATTTGGGACGACAGGTTTAAGGTGCATTCCATTGTTTCACTTGATACTGAGGATGAAGAACGTGATCCTGTAGTACGAGCGAAAGTGCTTAAAGCGTTTGACTACCACGTTGTCAAGTGGAAGGATCGTAGTAGGGATTTTATTAGTCGTCTGAGAGACGAAGAATAAATACCATTGATGGTCGTAATTCGGCTAAAATTGAAGAGTTCAAGACGGCGGTTCGATTCCGCCCTGGTCCACCCAAAAACACAAATTTACTGGGCCAGTCCTGGTTTCGATTGGGCTAAGAGAGGATAGACGCGACACGTCAGGCGATCGACGTAAATGAAGCAAATCGTTTAAATGCAAACGACGAAAGATTCTCCCTAGCAGCTTGAGGCTGGGAGTGAGGCTGACTACCTTATAACCAAACAGTTGGGGTCCAATGTTTTCATTGGACCCCATTATGGAGCAGTAATGAGTGATAAAAACTCCGAGGTACGGAGCGAAGACGTCAGTAGCCTAGAGCTCGATATTTTGGGGCTTTTTTGGAGTTTCTCAGACCAATGGGGCCGCGTCGACATCATTGCAGCTGCAGACTATGCGTATAAACAATATGGCTACATCATTCCTCGTACGCCATTCAAACTCACCCAACAGCACTTTGATGTTCTCATGGATAGAGAACGCATTTATGACGTGCGGGCTCTCTTGAATACTATCGCAGTCAAGGCGCAGAAATGAAGCTTAAAACACTGTTCGAGTCTGAGGTGCCAAAAAATGGTGATGAACTGTTCACGCTTAAAGAAATTACCCCCTTTAATACCAGACTGAGGCACAAAATACGAGTATTTCCAGGATACTATGGTGTAGTGGTAAGTTCAAGTTCAACGCATGTCAAGTTCAAAATCATTTGTCACATGTCTAGTAAGAACAATCCAGAATATGTGGCTAGACGTTCGCAAGTAATGAAGTCAGAACCTTTATTACAGCTTCCACTTTCTGAATTTCTTGCAAGCACTGCTTCAACAGAGAGAGAATACCACAGACGGTTCTTGAATGATTTGCGTGAAAACTTCATCCCTGACGAAATTTACGTTCCTAAGGAAGATTGGTTTTTCAACGTTGACGTTGTGAAGCGCGGTGACCCAGATGCTGTAAAATACGCGCTTTCTGGTAGTGAGGATTCTCTTGCATTAGGCCCCAACGATAAGATGAAGTTTATCCGTGAGAATGATGGTAATGTAGAGTTTGAAAACAGAGGATGGGTCTTTTCTACAAGTAAGTACGAGTTCAAAGGCAAGACAGAACTTAAGAAAGACGTTGATTCAAGATTTCTTGGTGATCTGTCAGAGAATGTCGACCCCATCATAGGCAAGAACTATGTTGCGGTCAAGACAACAAGTGCATACAGCATCGCAAATGGTCTGTACGTTGGTATTAACAAAGGCGAGAAAGTTAAGGTGCTGGGAGTCAAACCTTACGCAACAGGGATGTCCCTTATCACGGCTGAGGCTGACAATGCCGGAACAGTTGTTATCACAAGCTTTGAATTCGCGACGGATTTCTTGACAGAAAAAGAATACAATAAGAGATTTCTAGATGACCTTAAGGATGACGACGCCGATCCTGAAGTTTAAAGACGATTACGAATACCTTTCCAATTTCTATACTCGTCCAAAACTTCTCATTTGGCGTGGTGTTGAATTTGATCATAGCGAGGGTCCTTATCAATTAGAGAAGGACCAAGAGCTCGCAAACAATCCTGATTTTGTACGTGAGTTTGCCCTCTATTCTGCTTCTGAAACAAAGAAGTGGGGCAAACACCATGCTCGCCTGCGCGCTGATTGGAACAGTGTGAAGGTCAGTATCATGCATGAAATCGTCAAAAAGAAGTTTGATTCCAATCTTGATCTGAAACTGAAACTGATTGCAACTGGCAGCAGTGAGTTGATAGAAGGCAACTGGTGGCACGACAACTTTTGGGGAACATGTCCAGTTGGCAGCAAGAATGGAAGAAATGAACTTGGTAAAATTCACATGCGCATTCGCACTGAGTTTACCGGACATGAACTTGGCGGAATAATCCGCTATTGACGCGACGATGCTCGCGCCCATGCTGCTTT